TTATAGGAAACCCATTACTTTCTACAATTTCTTTTAATTTAAGAGCATGTTCTTTAGGAGTATCTAATGGATAAGAGAATAAGAATGAATCATAAGTGTATAAACTCAACTCAATGTCGGTTTGTTCAATAAACTCCAACACTTTCCTCATTGTATCCATATTTAACTCAGTTTCAGTTGCTTGTAGTAAATAGTTGAATACTTTTTGAGGATTCGATTGTTCTATGTATTTTAAAGGGATATTTCTATTGTTTGTGGATACATAACCCACTTTTGATGCCTTACTCCACATTTCATCGATGTACTCTCTAACCTTCTTATAATAAGGAATAGAATCGAACTCTTCGGGTATCCCACCATAAAGGAGTTGGAAGGTAATTCCTTTTGATTCACCATAATCAACACCATATTGGTCCGCTAACCATTGGTGAACCGAAGTGTTGGGTAAATCGTAATCAATCAACTTACCTATGATTCGGGGGTGATAGGCATCATAATCCATTTGTAGGAATATGTGCCCATCTTTGGGAATAAATACTTCTCTCGTTCCATCCTTTTTATTTAAAGCAGAGAAGTTGATTCCCCCAAATCGGTTGGAAGGACGGGATGTAATCGTATATGGGTTGTATTCGGTATATACGATATTGTTGTGTAAGTGTTTAGTGGCTTGTGGATATCTATCAAAAAATTTTTCCCCATCGACCCGAACCCCATATCGTTCAATCTGAGATAAAAGAGGAATCATAGTATCATCAATCCAACTTTTAGGAGATAAATCGGGAGGAGGAATAGTACTACTTATATTGTCAACAAATGATTTTAAGTACTCTCCCCACTTCATTAAAGGTGCTATCTTTCCTAAACCATCTCTTATACCCATTCGGGTATAATGTGATATAAATGGTTGATTTTGTACCTCATCGGGTATAGTTTGATTCTTTTCAAAGAAGTAATAGTTGGATATATCAAAAATATTTTGTATATTTGTACCAGTTTGTAATAAACCTTTCTTATTCCATACCCACTTTGGTTGTGTTGATGTTGAAAGGTCTAAATGATGGGATTTTCCATCAATATGATTATATATGAGAATAAAGTCAGTTTTTCCCACCCTTACGAATAAGAAAGCAAGTTCGTTGTTCATTGGATGTTTATCCAAATCAGACCATATAGGAATTACAATTGAGGGATTATTTTCCCACATTTGCATAAAATTCTCCTTCTCTTTATTAGATTCTACTACAATCATCTAACAAATATAAGAAAAATATTTGTAATATCCAAATTATTTTTTATGAAATTGTAAAAGGTTTGGTAAGTACAATGCAATCTTAGGGATATCCTCAGATGCTAATTGTAAGGATGTAGAATTAGATTTTTTAACTTCAATAGGGTCTCCAGTTATTCTCCAATCTAATTTTGTCTGAATATAAAAAGGATTACCTTTGTATCTATTAATTTCACTTACTGAAACTTCAAATATATTAGATGAGGAATCGTTAGCTTTTTGTACAAAACATCTTTCAATATATCCTCTCTGATATTGTCTATCCGTTATAGTTGGAACAAATGTTGTTATATCTCCAACAGTATACGATTGTGCATTTGCTATTTCTTTGTATCTATCGTTATCCATTATGTATTGTTTCTAAATCCACCTTCAACTTCAGTAGTCCATTCCATTCCTTGAATAGTATGTTTTACACCTAAAACTTGGAAAAATCCTTGCTTTTCGTATTTTGCAGGAATACCCGTTACCCTAAACCTATCTCCTCTCTTAATACCACTAACACCATGTACAGTAAATGTAAAATTAATTGGTAACAAAATAGATACATTTGATTTCCTATCTGCTTCAGATTTAGCCATTTTTAGTAATTGTTTATCATCATAAACAGATGCATAAGTTTTTTCTTGTACAACAAACTTATCTTTTATATCCTTTCTTTCAAATTGTACTTTTGGATATGTACCTATCTTACCCAAAAAATTAGCATAATTCTTTTCTTTTAGTTCTTCATCTGTTTCTTCTCCTGCTTTTTCTTCTTTTGGTGCTTCTTTTTTAGATTCTATTTCTTTTAAAACTAAATCAGTCATACCAACTGCATTTAATCTACCAATAAATGGTTGAGTTTCACCATTAATCTTTTTTCCTAATCTTGTACCAATAACTTGATTCATCTTAGCAGCACTCATATCTAAATTTAAAGATGCATCTTTAAAAATAGAATCAGTACCTATTAGATTAAATGTATATGGATTTACTTTTGGTTTATATGTAAAGTTAGTTTCTTGTATGGTAATTATTTGGTCTCCTTTTTTTAGGTTTCCTCTATCATTTTCCAAAGTTGTTTCCATTATCTGAAAATTCCATAAATCATTCACAGCTGATGACATTCCATTTAAGATTTGATATAAAGCATCCTTTACTGTAAAGTTGCTTGTTCCCATAATACCTGATGCGAAATCAAAGTTTACATACAAATCATCTAAAAATCCCCAATCTCCTTTATCTTTATCTATACATTCACTTGGTGGTGTGGTTGTATTATCACCATCTTCCTTATATTGTAAATCATAAGACTTATCTCCAATTTTAACAGAACCACCAGCAATATCATCTTCAAAAGGAAATTGTATTTTTACACCACCATATTCTATTGAACAATCTTCAAAATCAGATGGTATAACTTCTAATGCTTGTTTAGAGTTTTTAGCATCAAGAAAACTAAATCTTGGTGTTTTTGGATTTGGTATTAACAACTTACTTTTATCAGTACTAAATATATTTGGATACGCTGAACATATGGTGTGCTCTGAATGAATTTCCATAGAAACCACTTTCTTACCAATTTTTAAACCCTTTATAATCATTTGGTTCATTATCTTCATAAGAGTACCAAATCTTATAAACTTTTCACCACCAACTATCTTAGTACCTCCTGGTATATCTATACGTTCTTTTCCATCATTACCTTTTTCCTTTGCACCACCCCAACCAAAGAACCTACCAATAGCCGTTCCATCTGCTTTGTTGTTTAATGCATCAGCAATAGTTTCATCAAAGTTTACATAATTAACTGCCTGTGCCATTGGTATCTTTCTAAGGGAATCATCATTTTTAGAACCCAATGCTTTAATTTCTGCAGTTTTTCTATTAGATGGTAGTGCATTGAACGCAAACATCCATCGTTTTACATTTAAATCAGTTTCAAGACTTAAATTTTTATAATCAGGTTCTTTTTTAGCGTTTTTATCAGAATCATCACCAGCGTTATCACCATTTACTAAATAAGCAGGTAGTTCGGTAAAACCTGTACATCTTACTTCAACAGTCCAATTTTCACCTTCGGTTGCAATTCCACCACCAGTTATAAATCCTAAATAGTTATCATATTGTCCTTTAGATACTTCTCTTCTACTTGTAAGATTTTTAAAATTTTGAAAATTAGCTATTTCAGTTGCATTTAATTTTTTTACCAAACCTTTCATAGATTCTGGAGTATTCCATCCCCATTCTAAAAATACAGTAAATCCTGGTTCTTGAAAATACTGAGTTACTACTTCCATTTGGTCTTTAGAAAAACATTTAATTGTAAAATTAGCTTTTCTACTTAAATTACCAGCTCCCTCATCTATTTCAATAGATTCAATGATTGGAGAAGGTTTGTATCCCTGCCCAACAGATGGGTTTATTGGAGAACCTCCCCAAGTTTCACCAATAGTACCACTTTGTTTATCAATTCCATAAACAGAAGAAACACCAGCAGCTCCAAATAATTTAAAATTTGGATTAGATACTATTGTTAATCCATCCCCCTTATTACCAGAAACGGCAGATGTTACTCTTACCCAAGCATTTAACTTAGATACGTTATATACACTACGTTTTCTACTTTCTAAGGTTTTTGTAGCATATCCCGCAATATTTGAAAATTTTGGAAATGTTCCCATAACTGTTATTCACTAAAGTTTACTAATATCTCAATATAGTTTTGTGGTATTCTTAAAATTGTACCATCTTTCAAACCAAATGGAGCATTATGTATATTATTTGCAGCTGCTATAATCCACCAAAGTGATGAATCTTCATAGTACTGATATGCTAAGGTATCTAATCTATCACCAGTTTCAGATGCTACATAAACATCATCATCTCTTAATGGTATTTTAGGATATATCTTAGAACGATATACAGTCCTACCATCATTTAATTTTTTACTTTCGTTATTTTCGTATCTACTTGCCATCTATTATTTACTTTGAGGTTCAAATGAATAGAATTTTCTACCTGATGTATTATTTCTACCTATTAAAAATTTAACAGTCATTGATACATCAGTAATCATTGGTAATCTATATCCTTTCATATCTATATCAGCATTTTCAGAAGTACCAGTTATAGTTCCCACTGCATTCGATAATACTGTTCTTTCTTTATCAGTTACATTCCAAGGAGTATTATCATCCCATGTATGTGATAAAGATTCTATAAATGATAATTTACCTTTATATAAATCACCAATTGTTAATCTAATAAATGGTGGAACTACTGCAGATGAATCATAATACCCCTGTGGGAATACTAATGAATTTAAAAAGTTAATTTTATCCCATCCAATTTTATGTTCTGCTGCATTTAATGAATAAACTTTAAAATTAAAAGTTACACTTCTTTCTATTCCACTATATGTGTAATTACTGAATGGTGAACCTATAAACTTATGAGAATCCCAAGATGGAGAAAGTGTTTCACTCAATCCACTTAATGTTGCTCTAAATTGTACAGTTTTATTTCTATGTATTGAAGTAAATTTTAATGGTACAAAATCTTTTTCATCTAAAGTTGTTCCATCACCTAATGTAAGAGTTTCACCTTCAAATATATTGGTATTATTAATAGTATCAAGAATTTGACCCATACCTCTTTTCTTTTCTATAAAATCTTCTTTTGATATTGGTCCTCTAATCTTACTTGCAAATGATTTACCCTCTCTATCAGGATTTGAACTAAATATTGTTCTATCAATTACTATTGATGGTTTTGCTGCTAATCCACCTTCTTCACTAGCATCTATAAAGTTTAACTTATATGGTTCACTATTATTTGTAGATGTTGTTGCACCAACAGACTTACTTTCTGGGTCTGAATTTAAATTCAATGTTTTTGAATACATCAAACCCTTTGCATCTCTTAATCCATCTGAATTTGGTTCTCCTATTGTTACACCTAAAGCGTTATCAATACTACCATAGTTTATTGTTGTATTTTTAAGACCTGCAGTTCCAGCACTATTAAATCCAGTTACACCACCTTCTCCAAATAATTTACCTCTTAATTTATCTTTTCCAAATGATATTGCATTACCTAAAGCTTGTTTACCAATTGTTTTTAGATTTCCACCACCAGTACCTTTTAAAAATTTACCTAAAAGAGAACCTTCACCTGATTTTTTAATTTCTGCTAAATCAATCATTCTATTTTGAGTTTCACCTTTTTTAGAAATAGAATCAAATCCTATTACTTTTGTTGGTATTACTCCAGATGGAATACCTAATTTATCATTTACAAAATCTCTACCTTTAGAAATAAATCCACCTAATAATCCACCACCACCAACACTACCTTCAGGACCAGTTCCTTCTCTCATCTTATCTAAAAGTGGAGTACTTCTAAGTGTTAATCTTGGTAAATCACTACCATAAATGAATGGCATTGATGCCGTTCTTATTAATCTAGCTCCTGTTACTTCTTCTTCTAAAAGAGTTTCACTTCCTCTAACTCCTAAATTTTTTCTAGCTAATCTAGCTAAAGACATACCAACAGTATTCACAAATGGGTCAGCTGCTGAAATACGAATATCCTTTGAGTTTCGTATAGCGTATGCTTCTTCAGCGGTTTTACCACCTTGTGAAGGGAGTTGTTTACTTTTAAATAATTCTTCTAATGTTGGCATAATATATTATATTGCGTATGAATTACTTCCTATCTTATTTACTCTACTTGCTATCGCTGATGTAACTTTTCCGCCATCTATATAAACATCTTTTGTTTCTCTAAATGTTGTTTTTAATTCTTCTACCCAAGCTGGAGTTTCTTCAGCTCCTCCACCAGCATCACCACCTAAACCTAATAAAGAACTTGCGGCTCCAAATGCTGAAACAGCCATCATTGCTGGAATTGCCGCTATACCAGCAACTGAAAATCCTACTAATGATGCGGTTAATGCAGCAAATCCACCAGCTAATCCTAATACGGATAATGCTAGTTCTGGAGTTGCTACTTGTGCTATCTTTCCAAAGAAATCACCCAATCCACCAAATACTTTTGCAACGGCTGTACCTACTGATACTACAATGTTACCAATAGCTTCACCAAATGCTTTTATACCAGGTGCTGCTACTTTAAGTGCGAATCCAATACCAATAATTGCTCCAGTTACTGCAGCTAATCCTAATAAAGTTGCTGGATTTGCGAATGCCCCAATACCTTTTGCTAATCCTTTGAGTCCACCACCCATTCCTTTCATCATTCCACCAATTCCACCACCAGATTTTGGTACTTTAGAAACACTACTTGCTACTGATTCAGTAGCAGAACCAGCTACGGAAGTTGCAGCTCCTGCTGCTTTCTTCCCTAAACCAACCATACCTTTTAGTTTACCTAATGTTTTTGAAATACCACCACCAAATGCTGTCCAAGTTTGACCAGCTTGAGCTGATAATGTTAAGAATCCACCACTCCATTCTAATAATTTAGGTCCATATTGAGATGCTGCTGCCTTAATCCCTTCGGTTAAATTACTCCAATTACCACTAAAGGTTTTACTCATTGCAGCTGCTTTTTCTTGGTTTGCTGCCATCTTCCCAAGTTCTGCAACTGATACTCCTAATAAATCTGCCGTAGCTTTCTTTTGGAAGTAATCCATTTTATTGAAAGATTCAACTCCACCCAATTCTCTTAATGTTTCTTCAGTAGCTTCTGTTAATTTTCCTTGCATAGCTAATGAACGAGCTCTATCTAAATTGATATTCTTACCAAGCATCGCACCTAACTCCAATTCTTTATTTATAGAGTTTTCAAAATCTAAAAGATTATCAGCTATACCACTAATCGTAGCCATATTGGTTCCTAACTTAGCTGCATATCCCGCTGCTTCTAATATATTTTTACCACCCTCTTTACCAAATAATGCGAATTCTTCAGCTGAACCAGCTACATCACCCATTAATTGAGAAACTGGTATGTTATTCATTCTAGCGAACTCTCTAGTTCCTGCAGCTAAATTACCAGCAGTTTCTAATGAACCATCATTTAATCGAGCTAAAGAACCACTTAATGTTGCTGCTTCAGTACCACTAATACCTAAATTATTAGCCATTAAGTTAGTTTGAAGTTGTGCTCCAAATGTAGCATCTTCCAATCCACCCATTTCAGCGGATAGAGCTTTTAGAGTTCCAACAGAATCATCAAATGCGAATGATAATACACTTGCACTACCAGCTGCTCCACTTAATCCTTCACCAACTTGTCCTAATTCTTTATTTGCTTCTGATAATTTAGATGCGAATTTACCTGCACCTATTAATAATAATCCAGTTATACCAGGTCCACTTTTAAGATTTGTAATAAATGTTTGAACAGTTTCACTTATAGCTTTCATTGAAGAATCTAATGCTTCTTGAGCTACTCTTTGTTTTTCAAGAAGTTCTTTTTCTTCTTTACTCAACATTGATATTTTTTTAGATTCTTCGAATTGACTTTTTATTATACTTAAAAGTTCCTCATTACCTTCAAATAATTTTGCTACTATACTTAGTTGGTCATTATATTGATTTGTTAGTGCCTTTCTAGCAAAAGTATCTTCATTTGTTAAATCTGCTATATCTCTAGTTGTACTTAATAATTCATTTACAGCGGTTGCTTCTGATGCATTTATAGTTTCCTTTTTACTAACTATTGATAAAACTTCTTTTTGCTGGTCTTTAAATTTAGAAAATTGTGATGCAATTGAAGATATAGATGATTCTTCACTTTTGAAACCATCTAATATAGATTGATTTATTTTTTTTAATTCTCTGGCTGATTTTACTAAATCTTGTTGCAATTTAAGAACCTCTTCTTTATTTTTCTTAAATCGCATATCATTTTCACTTCGGAACTTATTTATTTGTTGTTCCAAAGAAGCTATTTCTTTAAGATAATCTCTTCTTTCTTTTTCCGAAGCCATATACTATATTATTTTGAATATTTTTTTATGATATTATCTAGCTTTTGTCTCTCTTTTTCAATTTTATCCATTTGATTAACCAAATCTTTTGGTAATCCTCTATCAGCTGCTTTCTTTATTAATCTATTAGCTGTACCCCTTTGTAATCCATCGAAAAAATCTCCTATGAATCGAGAAACCATATTTAGTTCATTTATTTCTTTTTTTGACATGAGTAGTTTCTTTATAGTTTTATACATCTATAAATATTGGATAAAAAAAAAGTAAGGATTATTTCCTAACCCTTACTTTTGATTTACGTTCTGCTTTTTTGTATTCGTCTGCTTCTTTCTTTTTGAGGTCTAATAACTTTTTGAAGTAAAACTTTCTCCATTGTATTGGCATGAAGTAAACATCTCTCCAAGTAAATCCATTACCAAAGTTAACCAGCTCCCAAATTTGATTATGTAATTGAATCGAGTAATCACTCGGAAGGGTAAAAAAACCCGGCCCCAAAGGGGATATCGAGAGCCTCCTCTTCTCCCGTCAACTCTGATACAAAGTTGAATGTTAAATCCATATCTGGACTGATTTCTCTTACATATTTTCTGAATGCTTTAGTATCCAATGCCAAGAATGAGTTTGATACCCACTTAGTAATGAATCCCCTATCTTCATTACCATCTACCGATTGAATCATATATTTCAAACGAGTTGTTACATCAAATGTAGTATCTCCTTTTCCTTTATACAATCTAGCTAATGCTTGGTTTTCTTTTGTGATTTCGGTTTCATCACCATGTGTTAGAAGTTTGAATTCCAACTCTGTCCCACTTTTTGGTAATTTAAATTTATAAAGATTTTCACCATTTAATAATGATTCATTAAAATCTTTTGTTTTTACCTTGGATAAATCAATAGTTACCTCTTGCTCTTCTAATGTAGATGGGTCAGTTATTTCTACTTTATATTCTGAACCATATCCCATTACTCTAGTTGCTAATAGAATTGCGTTCTTATCACCAATGAAGATATCATTAACATCTACACCTGGTTCTACAACTACTGATTCAAATAACTTATCTAATACTACACCTTTTTTGATTAGAGATTGAGATGCAAGAATATCTTCTTCTCTTGCTGTCATATATTTAATCTCAATATTTCCCTTTCTTAAAGGGTGTCCTTCTGGATAAAGTAATCCCTTTGATGGTAAATCCACTACCTCAGTTGGGAAATCAAATTTATTTTCGTTCATAATTAACCTTTATTTGTTTGTATATATAAGTATATCAAAATAAAAAAGTTATAAAACGAAAAAAGGTTCTCACTAAGAGAACCTTCTTCAAATATATAGATAGTAGTGGATAATATCTTAAAATTCTAAAATAGCGTAATCGTATGAAAGAGTTAGTTCGATATCAGCTGGGTCATTTGATTCAAAAGATAAATCATTAAAGTTAGCTGCCTGAATGAATGCTCCTTTTAACTTCCATTGTTCGATTTTATCACCAACAGGTCCTAACATATAGAAATCGATATCTTTTTTGTAGAAATCTGCGTATCCTTTTCTACCAGTTAAAGATTCGTATCCTAACCTTACCCATTCCATCACTTGTTGTGCTCCACTTGGAACGATTGGGTCATACAATGTAATAGAGATATCTTGCCACTCTCCTTTACCTTGTAGTTTTCTATAAGTGTTAATGTGGTCTAACTTCACAGTTTCGAAATTGATAGATGGTCTAGCTGCAGCTTTTATCAAGTAAGATTGAATTCCATCAATCTCCATGATATACCTGTTCTTCATCTTCGGTTCGAAGTTTGTGAACATCATTTCGTTAAATTCTAATACTTCTGCCATTTTTTTATTTTCCTCTTTATACTAATAAATATTAGTTGTTCAAATTTTTATATTATGCTGAGAACGATGCTCCCGTTGGTAAGATGTTGAAATCAATTACAATGAATTCAGCGGTCTTAGCAGGTTGTAGGAAAATCTGTCCAGCTAATATGTTTCTATCAACAACATCAGGTGTGTTGTTAGTCTCATCCATAACTACTTTAAATGCGTACAATCCTTGTCTTTGTTGGATACCTTCTAAGTAAGGTTGTACAGTGTTGATGAATCTACCTCTAGTCGATGCCGTATTTTGTTCGAATACTAAGAATCGAGATGTAGATGCTACAAATTTCTTAACGTTGATTAACAATCTTCTAACATTGATTCTATCTAATGCTGATGCTTTATCTTGCAACGTTTTCTGTCCGAATGCCACAATACCTTGTCCAGGGAAAGTTGCGATTGGGTTTACTTTGTTTTCATATAAAGTATCTCTTTCAGAGTGTGTTAATCTATTCAATACTGAAACTGCTCCAATAATACCTCCTCTATTTAAACCAGCAGGTGCGAACCATTCAGCTGCAATAGCGTCATTCGCTGCGTACACAGCAGGTAATAGTACTGAAGGTGGTACTGAGATTAGTTTGTTAGTATTTGTATCTACTGTCTTAACCCAAGGATAATAAGAACCTACATAGTTCGAATCGATTGAGTTAGCTTGAGTAGTTACTTGTGCGATTGTATCGTTTACTGCAGTTAAATCAGTAATGTAGAATGCATCTTGTCTAGCTTCTACCATATCAATCACATCAGTAACAACTGCTGGGTGTAATCTTCTTACAATACCCGGTGTTGCTACCATATTAATATCATATTCATCAGCGTTTGAAATTGCGTTTACAGCTTTTGAGTATGCAACTGAACCACTAGCAGTAGAATCAGTTAAATCAAATCCTTGCGAATTTCCAGCTGAGATTGAGGAACCTAAAGCGATTTCTCTATTCGGGCTCATTCCATCAAATCCTCCTTGGAATCCTAATGAGAATTGTCTCTTAATCATATCAACAGTTGCTGAACCAGTCATTTCTAATGATAATCCAATTCCATTTACATTACCATCAAATCCAAATACTAAATTTGAACCAGCTCCAGCTCCATCAGGAATAGGATTTAGGTAATTAGCGTTATCATCTTTTACACCAATTGATTCGAAATCAAATCCAGCGTAATATTGTGGGTTACCACTTGTGTTAGCTATTGAACCAGTTTGATAAACAGCTTTTGGAACGATAGTTTCATCAGTTGCTTTAATTGGATTAGTATATGCTCCATGTCCGAATGGTGCAGCTGATACAGGATAAGAACCTTGCTCACCAACTTGTACTCTGATATAAGATGAATTATTTGACCAATCACCCCATTCAGTAATTTTACCATTTGAATCAATTGTATTGTATCTATCACCAATTACTCTCGCAATATAGTTTGGAGATGCTGGGTCTAAGTTTACGTTACTAAATGTTTCTAATACTACTTTTCTCTTATCAGTATCAGAGTAAGAACGAACAGTTACAGTAAATACTGAATAATCAGTACCACCATCTTCACCTGCTGCTTTTACATTTGATATAGAGATTTTAAATCTTTTGTTTTCACCATTACCATATCCTAAAGTATGGAACTTAAATAGGTCATATCTTTCACCGGAGATTAATTGTGATTTTACGAATGGCGTTGATGCCCAAGTAGCATCATAAGTAAAGTCTTGAGTTGGTAATACAACTGCCTCTACTGTATTTTTATCTTCGATTCCATCATATGCATTTTTAAAGTAAGAATATGCATATGCATCTTTCGAACCTCTTGCATTAGAACCAAATACATCAGTTACATCATTGTTATCAGATGAGTCTAAAGAAGAAGATACTTCTCCAATACCACTACCACTAACAACAAATGAACCTGTTGCACTTCCATCAGATATAGTAAATCCACTAAATCCAACTTCTTCATCACCATTATGAGTAGAGTGAAGAGTTGAAATTAATTTCAATCCAGCTGAACCAGTTACTGCAATACCAATTGGGTTTGCCTGATTATAACCACCTACTCCTGCTACTCTTACAATAGTTGCCGTACCTGCTTCTCTAAGATAGTTTTGTACTGCATATTCTGTGTAATAAGTACCATCAGGAGTACCAAATTTATCCTCAAACTCACTTTGAGTTCTAACGATTGTGGGAACAAACGCTGGTCCTTGTTTAAAAGGTCCGATGAACGCTGCTCCGATTTCTCCAACCCCTTGTGCTAAGAACGATAAATCATTCTCTCTTGTGAATACACCGGGTGATACAATTCTTTCTGCCATATTATCTCCGTATTATTTAATAAACAATTTAGTTATTACTATTATAAATATAACTAAAAGTTTGAAACCAACAATTATTAAACTTCAGGTGTTGGAGTTACTGAACCTGTTGACCAAGGTAAGTCTCCTTCACCAATTTCTTCACTAGCATCATCAACCTCATCAATCTTATTTTGTATTTGTTCTGAGATGTGGTCCCAATATCCAGTTGCTGGATTTGTTACCGAAGATGATACCCATCCACTTACTAACTCTTCCGTCAAATCTCCGAAAGCTACAAACTCATCAGCTGAACCTGAATCGAAATCAATTGGAGTTGCTCCAACAAATCTTCCTTCAGTACCTGTTGTTGATTCAGTACCAGTACATGTCCATCTAACGTGTAAAATTACGTTATCAAAATCACCTACTGCTTTTTTAGTCATTTGGGTTACACCCCAAGAATAAGTTACTGCCATTTTATTTTCCTTTTTATATATATAAGTATATAGGTTGTTCCCCAAACGGAAAACAATCACCTATAAATATAACTAATTTTAGTTAAACACAAATATTAAGATATACTTCCAGATGTTTCTACAAAACTACTTGATACTTCTGTCCAAATAGTTTGAATAAATGTAGATTCACTTACATACAAATGTGCTTCGTTATCAAATTGATAAAAAGTACTTGTATGGTTTCTATTAATCTCCACACCATCTTCGATAAATGATATTCTTTTTATTACCTCAAGATGTGGTGTATTGACATTAATTTCTAATTTGTTTAAAACTATTTCTTTTTCTATTGCCATTTTATTATTTCTTTAATAATTGTTTCATCATTTCTTTCATTTCTGAGAGTTCTGATTTTAAATATTCAATTTCTTCTTTTTGTGATTTAACTATATCGTTTTGTTCATTTACTGCGTTAATTAATAAAGGTGTTAACTTATCATATTGAATTGTCATATAGTCATACCCCAATTGTTCTGCAAGAGGTGCTGGTTTAACAATCTCAGGAAGAACTTCTTTAACATCTTGTGCAGATACACCCACTTGTAATTCAGTTCCTTCATATCCAATTGCATTAGCTTCTTTATTATTTCTATAATAGAAACCATTTAATTTTCCAATCTTATCAAGAGCATTTTCAATATCACCTTCTTTATCCTTCAATCTCATATCAGAATAGTAAGCGATTATATCACTTGATGAACGCATTGAACCAATAACATATGCACCATATGATTCAGTTCTTATTTTTTCAGCACCATTATAGTATAATCTTACTCTATCGTTTCGATAGTTAAGCATGTGCCATTCGTTATTTACATCATTGTAAATACCATTAGCAGAACTCATATCGTGCATAAACACAATACGTCCACCAATAGACCATCCTTCATACCCACCAACATCCGAACCATAAGTTGCAACAGTACCATACTGTCCACCCTCATCTCTTACAGCCCTCATACCAGCACCTCTATCTTGGAAATAGAAACCAGTAGAACCTTGTGCTCTAAACCAATCGTTTGCTAATACATAACGAAGTTGTGATGTAGATGCTGGATTACAATAATATCCAGTACTATTTGAATCGTAATAGATACCAGCATACATTGCTCCACCATTACCATTGTTCTCATCTAAAACAGGAATTGTTCTCCAACTTCTCCATCCACTCCAAGAACTTCTGAATCTCAAGTTACTAATTGGTCCACCAACCATCTGCCATCCGTAACCACCAGTGTTCGAACTACGATAGTGGAATGCCTGCATCCCTACCCAGTGTGATGTACCTGATGGTTGGTTAGGTGGGTTACTCCAAGAATCAATGAAACCAGAACCCCAAGTTGAAACAACATTCATATCTTGTCTACCCCAACCATAAGCACCAGTCCAATAGTTAGTATCACCAGTTTGACGAGGTCTACTTCTATAATATTCACCACTATTTCTCGTATGACCCGGTAATCCCATATAAGCCATCGTTCTATTATTCACACCTTCGAATCTCGTAGAGTGTGCAGATGCACCATTGAAATAATAACCAGTATTATTTGAATCATAAATGATTGGTGCTCTTAAAGATGAACCAGCTTGTAAACTATTGTTTACATATACGTTATTTGTACCTAATGGGTCAGTAGAGTTATTAACAGACATCACCTGCGTTGCCATATTGTAATCGTTGTAGAAACGCATACCATTGTAAGATGCGTTTGCTCCAAACTTAATACCAGTATGGAATGCAATTCTTAAATCAGGATATCTATATGACCAACCACCACCTTCTCTATAAATAGCGTATGCAGTACTTCTACCAGATGAGAAATACATACCAAATTGATGGTTTGTAGATACATCATATCTATTACTAAGGTAATTTGCTCTTGTTACATTGGTAATTGTTGTAGATGCGAAATCACCATAGTAACCAGTGTTATTATTATCATAGAAAATTGGAGTTCTTACATCAGAATTATGTCTAAAGTAATCTGAGTTTAATCTCGCTACTTCATTATTTGAACCAGTACCAAATATAGTTGTTCCACCATCATAGTAGTTAATATATGTAGTATATCCACTAGCTGAATCTAAGTGTAAGTTACCATTTGTAGTTACTACCGATGCAATCGATGAATTATTTACAAATTCTCTACCATTACCACCAACTTGTAAGTATCTTCCCCAACTATTGTTAGGTCCGATATAAATTCTTCCTCTAAATCTTGCAGCTTGTCCAGTTGAGTTAGGGTCTACATAATATCCTGTATCATTTGAATCATAGAAAATTGGTGCTCTATAAGAACCTCGTGCTTGTACATATCCACTTTGAGTTCTTTGTTCCCAAGTACCATTGTATCTTAGTTCCACATATGAGTTTCTATACATTAATATAGCCCACTCATTTTCATAATCATTATAGATACCAGCTGCGTTTGAATGGTCGTGCATAAACACCCATCCACCATTAATAGAGTATCCACCCCATCCACCTCTAGTAGAATGAGTTCTAACAGTACCATAGTTACCACCTACTGTATCTCTACCAACACTAAATTCTAATGAACTACCATCAGTATAGAAGTAAGTACCATTATCATTTTGGTGTCTTATTGCCCAACTTCCACCTTGGTCTAAGAAACCAATTTCGTTTGAGTTAGTTGCGTAAACATATCCTCTAGCATTATTACCAGATGTTGTGAATAGGATTTGTGATGTAGAAGAACCAGAATATGCTCTCCAACGAGATGATGAATCAGAATACCAATGCATTCCGGTTGCTTGGTTGTATAAACCTTCACCACTATTATCATTTCTAAACCAATTTCTAGCGTAGATTTCAGTTGCTCTTAAACCACTATTAAGATTTGAGAAAGATGCAGGGTCTACATAATATCCAGTGTTTGATGAATCATAGAAAATTGGAGACCTCATATCTGAGTAGTGATATGCATAATCAGAGTTAATTCTGAACATTTCACTGCCACCTCTTAGGATTCTGAATGCATATGAGTGAGATGATGCCATTCTAAGGTCAATACCATAATCATCATCACCAGTTAAGATGATACCCCAATCATTATTGTTTGGTTTATCTAACCATAATAGTGCATCATCACCAGAAGCGTTATTATCAATACCACTCAATCGTAAACCACTCATTCTAGAATTATTTCGAGGGTTTACATAGAATCCAGTATCATTTCTATCATACATGATATTTGGTCTGATATCATTGAAGTACGATGTACTAGCAAAGTTACCATAGTATGATGTATTGTTTCTATCATAGTATATATCTGCTCTTACATCATTTAAATAAGATGTAGAGGCTGGGTCTAAGTAGAAAGAACCATTATTGGAATCATAATATCTTGTAGCGTACATATAGGAACCAGCATATACATTTTGACCACTATAAATGTGTCTGTTAGTAGCAAGACCTGGATATGAATCAGGTACTACTTCAGCTGCAGTAGTTGAACCAGGATTTCCGGTTCCTGATGTTGTTAGTGACCAACCATTACTTTGGAAGTTATTTGTTACTGCGTAGTATAATGTACCAGAAGTATCTATATAAATTTGTAGATAATGAGTATCATATGTACCAGTTCTTCTGATTCTAATGTTATTAAATATACCTCCACTACTATACCAAGATTTACCTAACATAGTAATAGTTGCCTGTCCACCATAAGAAATACCAGCAGTAAATGACATCGAACCATGTCTACTACTATTAGTATCCCAAACTTGGAATGTACCATAAGCTCTATTACCACTATTTGTAGCAATAGTTACCCATTGTCCTGCAGTTACACCTCTTGATGCGGTATCAGCTAATTCATATCCATCTACTCTTAGTTCATTAGCGTTAATACTATTAAGTCTTGATGTTCCATTAGGGTCTGAGTAATAATTCGTATCATTTGAATCATACATTATAGGTGTTCTCACTTGTGCAGTAAAGTTACCTACTTCTGCCGTAAGTTGTGCGTTATTAGCACCAGTATCACCATAAAATACAAATTCTGCACCAGTTCCATTTGGATTAGCATCAGATACTCTAATTTCAGCATCAAATGATGAGTTGATAAATCCAATTCTATTACCTTGTAAGGTAAGAGTGTTCATATGAGATTGAGATGCTGGATTTACATAATATGCAGTACTGTTTCTATCATACATAATAGGAACATCAAGTCTTGAATTAATCAGAACTTGTCCATCTCCTCTAATTATTTGATTCCACTGTCCACCTAAGCCACCATCTCTGAATGAAATATCTTCACCACCAGATGTTGCTATAATTAAGTGAGCATCATTAGTATCAGTTGCTTGAAGATATCCTCTTTGGTTTCCAGCTGATGTGTATAAATAAATTGGTGCTCCACTTTCTAATCTTAACTGATTATTAACATCAGCTCTATACATTTGTGTAGTACTAGCACCATCAAAGTAATATCCAGTATTATTTTTATCATAAAAGATATTTGCTCTAATATCACTTGTATTGATAATACTTCCACCATTAAGTTGTATTTGTTTATTAAAGTAGAAGTTACTTCTATCGGTATAAATGTGTGCGTGACCTGAGTTTGCTGGTCCAAAAAGTATGTAACCAGAATCAGTTTGATGTTTCGTCCCCCATGTATCTCCGAAAAATCTACCATTATTGGTAGAACCACTTAGTCTTGCAGCACCATAAATACGAATACCATCACTTACAGTTCTTAATCGTTCACCATCATTTTCATACAATCTAACATAAGTCCTAGCCGTATCGGTGTGCATGTAAAGAAGTGCTTGATTGGTACCTGATGTGTTTTCACCTTGGAAATAGAAGTTACCACCGGCATGGTTGTAGTTTCTAATATATAAGTGATTACCTGAATGATAAATCCGTTGGTCAGAACCATTACCGAACCGAAGAGTTTGACTATCTTGGAATTCCATATTGGCATAAATCTCAATAGGGTCATTAGAATCAGCATCAATATATCCTCTAATATCTAATTGTCCATTTACTTGAACATTATTCATTATAGAAGTAGATGCAAAATCACCATAGTAAGCAGTGTTATCACTATCGTAATAACGAGGTGCGTACATATCTTGTGCATTTGTTGTACTTCCACCAATTGGTACAGCTCTCATTGTTACCGTTACCTTCTTAGAAGATGAAGGTTCAGTTGAATTACTAATATTTGTTACTCTATTTCTTGAATTTCCACCAGCATCTCTTACTCTTACTTCAAATGAATTCCAATAAGATACTCTTGGCCACCAGAATGCAAGTGTACCACCATTATCAAACACTTTCATTGTAGAGAATCCAGCTTTACCTAAGTGTAAACCAGAATGGTTGATAATCGTATTGTTATATAGATAACCTTGTACTATAAAGTTAAATGGTGCATCTGATGAATAACTTTTACCAGTTGCTTCTAATACAAACGATGCCCCATTTTGAGTATTTGAAGTAATATCAGTTTGTACTAATGTTCCAGATGTAAAATCAGAACCTGAATGTTTTTTATGTATGTATTCACTACCATATATGTTTTGTGCATGATACAATCTAGAAGTTGAAGTAGGGTCTGCGTAATAACTCGTATCATTTGTATCATAGAAAATAGGTGCTCTTTTAGAATTTTCAGAGAATGAGTTACCACTACTATCGAAATAAGTTCTATTTGAACTACCCCCACCAGGTCTTAATTCTAAATTACCACCATTATATGATGCAATATCCCAAGAAACTGCCCCATTATCTTGTAATCGTACATAAGACCAGCTATTATTAGAATCCAAATCAATTCTAGCATATGATGAACTATCAACTCTAAACCCATCTGCTCTAGTAGTTCTTATTTGACCTAATGTTTGGAAAGATACTCCTGTTGTGTTAGGGTCTACATAAGTTCCAGTATTATTTGTATCATAAAAAATTGGTGCTCTTGATGATGCTGATGAGTAACTATTACCTGATGTATCTACTCTAAATCTAAATGTAGTACCTGTGGTAAATTGTAGATTACCCGCTGCATTACTCATATTATCAGGAGATTCATAGATTCTCCAATCACTACCACCTAACCATTGAATACCTTCACCAGCACCAGGGTCATTTATTGTAATATTATTAACATTGGTAAGATTAGCATTGTTCATATTAATCGTCTGAAGAGACGATGTTCCATTTGGATTCAGATATCTTCCCGTATTATTTGTATCATAAAAGATTGGAGCTCTCATATCTGTTGAGTCCGTAAACCCAAAAGAAGTATATGACCTTTCCCAAGATGAGATTAATGCTCTTACCGTAGTATTCTCTCTTCTCAACCTCATATCAGGGTAACCATTACTACCTACCCAGAATCCAGTTTCATTATCGTTACCAACACCTTGAGTTACAAATCTAAATGCCCATGTACTATTTCTTACTTCTCTTAATTCAATAGCGTTATCATTGATGTTATTCAAGTCCATATTGATAACATGGCTATTGATTTGTAAGTTAGTAGCTAATGTGGTGTTACTATTATTTACTTCTAATCGTTCACCACCACCAGTTACAACTCTGAATTGGTCTGCTGCATGGAATTGAATGTAAGTATTAGTATCTCCATCGTGGTAAATTCTATCTCTTAGGTATATATCTTCTACATCATTAATTGAATTTGAACCAAGTACTAATGTACCATTCAAAGTCATTCCAGCAAATGTTGGTGAATCGGTTGTTCTAATGTTTTGGTCCATTAAATGAACCTCAGTTGCACCTTGCCCAGTGTTAATAGTACCAATATTAACTAAGTTACGAGATGTATCAATTACAGTTGTTCCATTTAATCTATATCCAAAAACTGCATTTACACCAGTATCATCTAAAACTTGGAAATGAATTTTATTACCATCTTCTGGTTCGTAGAAATCCAATCCCTCAGGTGTTGCTCTAATAGCCATATCAATACCTGTATCAGATGAACCATTGAAGAATATTGTTGGTTGTGTTACACCAGTTAAATAAAGATTATTTGATTCTAATCCATCATCGGCATACCATCTATCAGCTGATTCATCCCAAAAGAATGATTTAGTTGCCGAGCCTCCTCTTAACACTTCAATACCAGAATCTTCCGAAGGAGTACCTGATGTAAAGTTTGAATTAAGAGTAATAATATTATCTGCTAACTGAATGGCTTCGGTATTCACAATTGTTTGAGTACCTGTTACATTCAGATTACCTGTTATGTTTAGGGTTGTACCATCAAAAGTAAGATTACTTTCAACAGTTCCATTTGGTGCTGAACCATTAAGTGTGATTACACCATTATCAGTATTACCAGTTAGGGAAAGTAATCCACTTGAACCAGCCGTACCAGAACTTCCACTACTTCCTGATGAACCACTACTTCCGGAAGTACCACCAGTACCATCAGTACCACTTGTACCAGAAGAACCACCAGAACCTGATGTTCCTCCACTACCCGAAGAACCTCCAGAACCAGATGAACCTCCACTTCCACTTGTTCCACTTGAACCTGATGTACCTGAAGAACCCGAAGTACCTCCACTACCTGATGAACCACCAGAACCAGAAGTTCCTCCACTACCAGATGTACCATCAGAACCTACTACACCATCTTCACCTGATGAACCAGATGTTCCACTTGAACCTGAAGAACCTGAAGAACCACCACTACCTGATGTTCCTCCACTTCCACTTGAACCACCAGAACCAGAAGTTCCACCACTACCACTTGTACCATCAGAACCTATTGCACCAGCAGCACCATCAGTACCACTACTTCCACTTGAGCCAGATGAACCACTTGAACCTGAAGTTCCACCACTTCCACTTGAACCACCAGAACCAGAAGTTCCACCAGAACCAGATGTACCTGGCGTACCACCATCACCCGCAGCACCATCTCTACCAGAGGTTCCAGAAGTTCCTGATGAACCGCTTGAACCCGATGTTCCTCCACTACCACTTGTACCATCTTCACCAGATGAACCTGATGTTCCCTCAGAACCATCAGTACCACTACTTCCACTTGAACCAGATGAACCAGAAGAACCAGATGTTCCCCCTACCCCAGCTATACCAGAAGTACCACCACTACCAGATGTACCCGATGAGCCACTACTTCCACTCGTTCCACCAGTACCACTTGTACCATCTTCACCAGATGTACCATCATCTCCATCAGCACCATCGGCACCATCGGCACCACTTGAACCAGAACTTCCACTTGAACCAGATGAACCTGAAGAACCTGATGTTCCTCCAGAACCACTCGAACCACCAGAGCCCGAAGTTCCTCCAGAACCACTTGTTCCAGATGTTCCACCAGAACCAGATGTTCCTCCACTACCGCTTGTTCCACCACTACCAGCAGAACCACTTGTTCCTCCAGAGCCCGAAGTACCACCAGAACCACTTGTCCCACCAGAACCAGAAGTTCCACTTGAACCTCCACTACCAGAAGTACCTGAGGTTCCTCCACTTCCGCTTGTACCATCAGAACCATCTACACCAGATGAACCAGAAGAACCAGAAGTTCCTCCACTACCAGATGTACCACCACTACCAGATGTTCCAGAAGTACCACTTGTACCTGATGTACCAGCAGTACCAGCTGCTGGTTCCCATCCACCTGATGTGTATCTATAAATGTTGGTATCAGTATCGTTATAATATAATTGTCCTATCTGTCCACCAGAAGGTTCTGAACTAAATACTGGAATTACAATAGAATCCTTTAGAAGAACTGAACCTGTAAATTGATGTGTATCAGTTGATTCATCACCAAACACATTCGAACCCGATGCATAAATTACGGATGATGAAATAAATGTTGTTATTAATTCAGTTGATGTTATTGTTCCACCTACTGATAAATCGTTTCCGATTGTTAAATCGTTATCTATTTGTGCATTATTCTTAAAAATACCACTACCAGTTACAATTAAAAATTTATCAATTGTAGTACCTGTGTTTATTCTTAAACCTTGATTTTCAGAAATTACAGCTTCTGCTGAACCTGATTTTAATCTATCGATATCACCTAATGCTGATGCTGGTACATTATATAATCCACTACCATCACCATCGTATCGAGACGCTGATATAGGTGAATCCACATTTAATGAACCAGTTATTGTAGTATCACCAGTGATATCAAATGTAGTTCCACTTTCAACCGATGCGGTTGCTGAACCCTCTGCTATTCTTGCTATATCACCAGTAAGAGCTGATGTTGGTATATTATTTAATTCTGAACCATCTCCTCTGAAAGAACCACTAAAAGAAGATGCAGTTACACTATTATCTACATTTAAAGACGTATTAATATCAACCGAAGATGTAGATATAGTTGCTTGTTCTACACCTTGAACATCAATCGAAAGTAAACTTTGACTGACTTGATTGATTCCGTTTGGGTTCTTTCCTCCGTATTTCATTAACCTCTATTTATGATATCTCTAATACTGATACAATTACATCTGCCGAACTATTAACATTAGATGTTACTGTTATTGAATCATTTGCTTCTAAAACTACTTTTTGGTCACCACCAACTAAAACTGCCGATGAACCATTGGGAATAACTGCTCCTTTTACTAAATATTTAGTAACACTAGCAGAGTTATCAGTTACTTGTACATCTACATAAATGTTATCAGATACAATATTTGCTACATTTACACCAATTACTGTTGTTGATGTTGCAGCTGGAGTTGTATAAACATTTAATCCACCAGTTCCAGCGGGCCCTTTAATACTATTTTTAAATGTGTTTGCCATATTTTTATCCTAATGCTATTGAGAATGCCAACGCAGAATCTAATACATCTACACCTTCCACTGTAAATGAATTTCCTTGAGTTACATTTATCGAACCACTTACTTCAACAGAACCACTATTAATAATATTTGTAATACTACCAGTATTAGTTGTTCCAACATTTAGAGTTTGTCTAACTACTAAATCAGTAAATTCAGCTTGTTCTACTGTAATATCCCCAGTAAATGAACCCGTAACCGAACCACTAAAGGAACCTGTAAAAGAACCACTTAATTCAGCATATGCTGAAGGTGCTTGGGTTATCGAACCTGAAAAACTGGGTTGGTCTATTCTCATTGATAATTATCTTTTTCTTTGATATAAATATCAAATAAATATCTTTTACCTTTTAAGATGGCTTTGTAGGCCATACAATATTATAAGGGTCTGATTGTGTTGTTACATCTCTAAGAGATTGTCTATAAGTTTGCCATTCGGTTAGTTGAGAACCTGTGATTGGAGAGTCTTGAAATTGAGTCCAATCAGAATCGCTTAATAAGGTATTTCTACTTTCTCTTATCTCAGACCATTTTATTTCTTTTCTTGTATTTATTGTAACTTCATCTGCATCTGATATTTGATATGTTTGTACATATACTGAACCAGATAAAGTTGGAGTTACTTCTACTACATCTTTAGTGTAATCATCATCATAACCACTATCTTTTGATTCAACATTATATATACCAAAAGTTTCCAATAAACTATCTGAAATAGTAGTTGGAAAACTAATATTCGGATTTTCATTTTTTAAATTATGAACCGAATATGGATAAGTTATTGTTGAACCTGATATTTTTAGATACATAATATTTTATTTAAATGTTGCTGGTATTGAACCAAAGTTAGTTAAACCCGTACAAAATGCAAAACAATCAGTACCAACAGGTGTTGGAGTTCTTTCAAAAATTTCATCACCACTTGGTGTATCGGTTGGTGTTGTTCCACCTAATGAGTTAGCTGTTGTTGCCATATTAAATGCATTAGCAAATGTTGTAACTGATTGGTTGTTACTAAAAAAGTTTGCTGGAATTGAGGTTATTGACCTACAGTTCCTAAATACTGATTCAAAGTTTACAACTTGTGTATTGTTATCAAATAATCCATTTGGTATCGATGTTAAACTTAAACATGCATTGAATGTACCAGAAAAAGATGTTACATTTGTATTATTATCAAATAATCCAGATGGAATTGATGGAATTCCAATAAATACGAATGTGTTAACAAATGAAGTTACATTTGATGCGTAATCAAATAGACCAGATGGAATTATTGTTAATCCTGTTTGTCTAAATGTAGAGTTAAATCTAAGTACAGTATTCAATCCTTCATTTAATGTTGCATTATTTGAAACATCAGCTGGGATTGTTGTTAAATTAGAACACCCGTAAAAATCAATTTGTTCAAAATCTACACCACCCCAATCATCAACTGAACGATATAATCCTTTGTAAGATGTATTATTGTTAACGTTAAACCCCGGACAATACCCATTAACAATAATTTGATATGTACCAGCAGAAGAATATGTATGGAATCTATTTGATGATAATGCTGATGTAATAGTTGTTGTACCACTACCATCACCCCAATCAACAACTATATTTGGTTGTTTTCCACTTGGTGATGTTAAAGGGAGTTCAAATTGTGTATTTGCTCCTCCAGTTTGTATTGTAAATTTAAAAGGTCTCACTTGTCCTGCTTCTATTGAAATTAAACGTCTTGCTATACTCATAACTATTCATTAACTTACATTATTGGCACTTAGGAATCCATAATATGTACTTCCTCCATCATAAGTATAGAATACTAAAATATCTTTTCCACTTGCGGTTAGTGTTGGTGCTGCTCCATTTGCCCATTCTATTGTACCAGGCCAGCTTACAGTTGCAGTTCCACCACTACCATCTTCCAACACCAATGTAAATCCAATTGCACGAGGACCTGTTGGTGCGTTTGAAAGAGAAATTGTTATACTACCAGTTCTATTGATTCTAAAATTATTACCCTCTGATAAATCTATATTTGTTGTTCCTGTTGAATTACCTATATCGTAATAATTTTCGTGGTATCTCGTAGAGAATGTAGCATCACTTACATCTAAATCACCAGTTACATCTAATAGATTTCCATCGAATGTTAAATTAGATTCTGCAGTTGCAGTTCCATCACCATCCATAGTAAGAACTCTATCAGTTCCATCATTTGCTACATTTAGTAATCCACTTGAACCAGATGTACCTGATGAACCACTTGAACCAGAAGAACCATCAGTACCTAATCCACTTGTACCAGATGTACCCGATGAACCAAATAAAGTACCATCTTGTCCAGAAGTACCAGACGAACCTGCAGTACCGGATGAACCACCCTCTCCAGTTATACCCGAAGTACCCGAAGAACCAGAAGTTCCACCAGTTCCACTACTACCACTACTACCAAATAAAGTACCATCTAAACCTGATGTACCCGATGTTCCAGCAGTTCCAGATGAACCAGCAGTTGATGCAGTACCAGAAGAACCCGATGAACCAGCAGTACCTCTCGTACCACTACTACCACTACTTCCAAATAAAGTACCATCTTGTCCAGAAGTACCAGATGTTCCAGCTGAACCACTTTCTCCACTCGTACCCGATGAACCACTTATACCACTTGTACCTGATGTACCACTACTTCCAAATAAAGTACCATCTTGTCCAGATGTACCCGATGAACCAGCAGTTCCACTTACACCAGATGTTCCACTTTCTCCACTTGTACCACTTGTACCAGCTGAACCAGATGAACCAAAGAAAGTTCCATCAATACCACTTGTACCAGTTGTACCAGAAGTTCCCGATGAACCTCCAGTACCAGCAGTACCAGCGGTACCTGTTGAACCTGAAGTTCCCGAAGTACCATGTGTACCACTACTTCCAAAGAATGTTCCATCTTGTCCAGAAGAACCTGAAGTACCAGTTGTACCGGATGTACCAGCAGTTGATGAAGTACCAGCTGAACCTGATGAACCTCCCGTACCAGTTGTACCCGAACTACCAGATGAGCCAAAGAATGTACCATCCTGTCCGCTTGTTCCACTCGTTCCACTTACCCCACTACTACCTGATGTTCCAGCACCAGAAGTACCAGAAGTACCAGCCGTACCAGATGAGCCGAAGAACGTTCCATCAATACCTGATGTACCAGTTGTACCACTTGTTCCACTACTTCCACTTTCACCGCTTGTACCTGATGTACCTGCTCCACTCGTACCGGAAGTACCAGCCGTACCAAAGTTTGTACCATCTAAACCAGAAGAACCTGAAGTTCCGGTTGTACCTGATGAACCTGATGTACCAGTTGTACCACTCGTTCCAGACGTACCAGCGGTTCCAAAATTCGTACCATCTAAACCACTACTACCTGATGTACCATCAGTACCATTTTCTCCAGCAACACCATCAGCTCCAGATGAACCAGATGTACCTGAAGTACCAGCAGTACCAGATGAGCCACTACTACCGCTGGTTCCAGACGTTCCAGAAGTACCACTACTTCCAAAAAATGTTCCATCTTGTCCGCTTGTTCCAGATGTACCATCACTTCCTAATCCAGAAGTACCAGATGAACCTGATGTACCAGTTGTACCAGATGAACCGAAGAAGGTTCCATCTACACCAGAAGAACCTGAAGTTCCACTTGTACCAGACGAACCTGCCGAACCACTTGTCCCACTACTTCCGCTAGTACCATTTGTACCTGATGTACCTGATGTTCCACTACTTCCTTCAGCTGATGTACCAGAACTACCACTTGTTCCAGTTGTTCCACTTGTTCCAGTTGTTCCGCTTGTTCCAGATGTACCACTACTTCCTTCTGCGGATGTACCAGACGAGCCTGATGTACCGCTTGTTCCAGAAGTTCCACTACTTCCACTTGTTCCAGATGTACCTGATGTACCACTACTTCCTTCAGCAGATGTACCACTTGTACCTGCTGAACCTGAAGTTCCAGTTGTTCCACTTGTTCCAGAAGTTCCACTTGTTCCACTACTTCCTTCAGCAGATGTACCTGATGTACCCGCTGAACCAGATGTACCAGCTGAACCCGATGTTCCATCAGAACCAGATGTACCTGATGTACCTGCTGAACCACTTGTCCCACTACTTCCACTTGTTCCAGATGTACCAGAAGTTCCACTACTTCCACTCGTTCCATCGGAACCAGATGTACCACTTGTTCCGCTTGTTCCACTTGTACCAGATGTTCCATCAGAACCAGTTGTTCCCGAAGTACCTGATGTTCCCGATGTACCAGCTGAACCACCACTACCAGAAGTACCACTTGTTCCGCTTGTTCCACTTGTACCAGATGTTCCACTCGTTCCAGAGGTTCCACTACTTCCACTTGTACCACTACTTCCACTCGTTCCATTTGTACCCGAAGTACCCGAAGTACCAGCTGAACCTGATGAACCTTCTGCTCCACTCGTACCACTTGTTCCAGAAGTACCTGATGTACCATCAGTACCCGTTGAACCAGAAGAACCAGAAGTACCCGATGAACCAGATGTACCAGCTGAACCTGATGAACCTTCTGCTCCATCTGCTCCACTTGTACCACTACTTCCACTACTTCCGCTTGTTCCACTACTTCCAGAAGAACCACTTGAACCAGAACTTCCGCTTGTTCCAGATGTACCACTACTTCCGCTTGTTCCAGATGTACCACTACTTCCAGAAGAACCACTTGAACCACTTGAGCCGGATGTACCTCCACTACCACTACTTCCGCTTGAACCAGAAGTACCTGAAGTACCTGATGAACCACTTACACCACTTGAACCAGAAGAACCTGAGGTTCCAGAAGAACCTCCCGTACCAGATGAACCTGAGGTTCCACTTGAACCAGATGTACCCGATGTTCCGTATTTATCAACAATGTTTATTGTTCCAAGCATTGAACTATGAACACTACATTGATAAACTATACTATTTGGTGCATTTTCAGGAACTCTATATTCTATTAAAGTAGAAGTACTATGTACACCAGCCCCCGCATCATTATTTGTTGTACCAGGCACAGTTGTATTATCACCAGATTCCAATCTTAATGCAAATGGGTGTGATGAACTTACGTTTGAAACATCAAAGTAATATAATTCACCCCTTACAACAGTTAATGATGGTTGATTTCCACTATATCCATCTATTGTATAATTGTTTCCACCCGGTGTTCTAATGATGAACAAAGCTCCACCTTCTCTACCAGCAGTACCAGATGTACCACTTGTTCCAGATGAACCCGATGTTCCAGATGTACCAGTTGAACCTGAAGTTCCTGATGTTCCAGAAGTTCCAGAAGAACCACTTGAACCACTTGAGCCAGAAGAACCTGAGGTTCCAGATGTACCAGAAGTTCCACTACTTCCACTTGTTCCACTCGTTCCAGATGTACCTGAAGAACCAGATGTACCAGATGAACCGCTTGAACCAGATGTACCTGAAGTACCAGCAGTACCAGATGAGCCACTCGTTCCAGAAGTTCCACTACTTCCACTTGTTCCACTACTACCACCCGTTCCACTTGTTCCAGAAGTACCAGCAGTACCAGATGAACCAGAAGTTCCAGCTGTTCCGCTTGTACCAGATGAACCCGAAGTACCAGATGAACCAGATGTACCAGCACTTCCCGTAGTACCACTACTACCAGAAGAACCCGATGTACCACCAGTACCAGATGTACCACTTACTGCGGTTACATCTCTTTTGAAAAGTTTTCCAGTTGATTCATCAATAACAAGAACTGTATCTGAACTACCTGTCTCTAAACCTACAAATTGTGTACTACCAGATGATACTAAACTACCACTTACTTCAAATCTTCCAACAAATGAACCAGTACCAGTATTTGGTAAGAAATTTTCTCCTAAGAAATCACCAGCATTTAAAGCGAATGAAGCAGTTGCTGCATAAGATGCTGAAAGTACAGTCATCGAAGCCGTTTGGTCATTTCTTACATAATCTTCAGCTGATACAGCGTTAGTTGCATGAGATGCTGAAAGTGCATATGATGCAGATAATACCGTCATCGAAGATGTTTGTGATGATGATAAGAAGTTTGATGTATCTAAGAAAGATGCGTTTAATGCAAATGATGCGGTTTCAGCAAATGATGCTGAAAGAACCGTCATCGATGCGGTTTGGTCATTTTGTATATAATTTTCTAAGTTACCAATCTCAGCAAGAGATGCCGAATCGAAACCTAATAAGTTTGATGCAGTTTGGGCTAAATCAGCGTTTTCAGCATATGATGCTGAAAGAACTGTACCTACTACATCATCACCTTGTACGAATCCTGCTAATCTACCACCAGTACCAATTACTGCTTGTCCACTTGTCAATCCACTAAATGTTACTCTAACCGATGAACTATTGATTGATTCGATTGCTTGTGGAATAATCTGTCCATTTGAACCAGTTTCATAAATTTGAACTACTGGATAATCAATTCCAAAATTGTGTTGGAATGTTACTTGAGTTACATCAGAGAATGGGAATGTTGCCGTATCACCAAATTGTGTTACAGGTCTAAATTTATTTGCATCCGCATCAAATACTAAAATATCTAAATCATCAGGTACATCAACACCAGTATTTTCACCACGATATGAACCTACAAATGATGAAGTAATTCTTGGTGTGAATACTTCAGTTCTCGCGTGAATCTTAGATGCACTAATATCATTTTTGAAATCAACATCTCCAAAGAATGTTGAACCACTAGCAACCGATGTTACTACAAACCCATCATCAGGATTTGTAGATGCAGTTACCGAACCACTAAGAATTCTACTTTGGTCTAATCCAACAATTGAATCAGCTGGAATATTAAATAATCCTTCACCACTACCACTAAAGAATCCACTACCGGATGGTATTTCTATATTACCAATAAAAGTAGAACCACTTGTTGGAGAATATACTCTAAATCCTTCTATATTATCAACCGATGCACTAACACCACCACTAATGATAAGATTTAATTCTAAATCTTCTAATGCCTCAGCTGGGATATTAAATAATCCACCACCATCACCAGTAAATAATGTACCACTAATAGGTCTATTTACAATTAAACCAGCAGTAGGGTCTACTCTCGCTTCAGCACCACCAGATACAATTTTATCTAATTCTAAATCTTCAAGTGCATCTAATGGAATATTAAATAATCCGCTACCATCACCACGATATAGAGATGCTGTTATTGATTGAGAAACCTCTAATGAACCACTAATCTCTACTTTTACTGAACCTGAATTTATATTAGAATCTCTGTTTTCAACTCTGAAGAAACCTAATGGGTCAACGGATGCGGTTACCGAACCAGTGAAGATACGAGATGAATCAATTGCTAAGTTAGCAATATCAATGTTTGTAATCCCACTACCATCACCACTAATAATACCACCAACATCTAAAGATTCGGAAATAGTAACTGAACCACTAAATGATGAATCTACTGCAACCGATGCTGATTCGTTAAATACTTTAAATTCAGTTTCAGATAAAGATGCGGTTGCTGAACCACTTGATAACTGAGTTACATTAAGTGATAGGTTAGCAATATCAATATTTGTTAAACCACTACCATCACCACTAAATATTCCACCACCACCAACAGTAATTGAACCAGATGTTACAATTGAACCAGTGAATACTGCTCCACCAGTTGGTGCAGTTACTACGAATGTATCACCACTAGCAACCGATGCCGTAGCAGAACCACTTGATATAAGAGGAGCAGCTGCCGCTTGTACATTTGTTAATTGAGAACCATCCCCTACAAAAAATGATGCACTTACAGATTCAGCAATATCAACCGAACCAGTTACGGATAAATTTTTACTTGAAGTTAGGAATCCTATTGTTACACTACCACTTACATCCAAAGATGATTTAAATTGTGAACCACTTATTGCAGTTACTACAAACGATTCACCACTTTCAACCGATGCGGTTGCCGAACCACTAGCAATTACAGGTGATAAATCAGCTTGTACATTTGTTAATTGAGAACCATC